ATATAGGATCAAACAATACTGGACCGATTGGTTAAAATATAGGCTGCCAATACCTAAAAAAATAACGCCAAGAATATTAACAAATCTATTGGGGGGTTACAAATGAAGAAGTACAAAGTTAATATTGAAGAGCTAGGATATGAAAATATTATCGAGGCTGAAAACGAGGATGAGGCTGAGATTGAGGCTTTTGTTGATTGTAAAATGAATTTGCAGGAATATGTAACAGCAACAACAGAAGAAATAAAATAACAACAAAGAAAGGAAAAACAACTATGTATATAGACAGCTACGAAATAGTTACAATCGGTACTAAGTACGAGGGTAACAAAGAAAAAAAGAACCAAGTATTAACTCATGTTCATAGCGATGATGGTATAATTTTAAAAAGATTATGCGAATTGATCGACACCTATGATGATACAGTTAATTTTAGAGAACGTGGTAATTGTAAAATAACTGTGGAGTTTAAGAAAGATGAATAAATACAAATATCCTAACGATTTATGGACTACTATAACCGATCAAAATAATAAATTGATTGATATTAATTTATTTAGTGACGGCAATCAAAAATATTTGGCTATTTATGAGAGACAAAATCCAAAAAAAATGGAGTTTGTTAATTGTATAGCACACTATAAACTAGAGGGGGAATAATGGAAATAAAAATAAACGGATTGGATCTTTACGAATTAAATTTAAGTGACTTAGAAAAAGCACAAGAAGAAATTCAAAAGTATATTGATGAAAAAGAAGAAGAAGAAGATAAAAGATATTAATGAGTAAACTAGAAATAGAAACCTTTTGCCATTTAATTATGGCGAGGGGTTTGTTTTATCGACAACTTCTTCTGCGTCTAAGTCAATCAGATCGGGAGTATCTTGCCACGAAACAGAAATTTTCTGATCTATATTCTGCTTTATCGGTTTGTTGTCAGAATAAAGATCCGTTAATTTACCGGCTAAGTAGGTTATAAACTTAGTCTTCTCCCTCACCCATAATATCTGGTTCGGGTTCTCGATTTCTTGATACTGAAATATTTGCAGCAACTTATCAATTAAAGTTTGGATACCAATTTTTCTAGCTTCAGTTATTTTGTGATTGAGTTCTTTGTCTTTCTTTAAGATTGCATAAAACTTTTGTAAGCTCATCTGTGAGACGGAGAGCTTTTTGTCCTCTAAAATTTCTGAAAGAGTTACGCCTCGCATAAGCATATTTTCTATAGTATCGACTTCTTTCTGTAGTTCCAATTCTAGGTTTGACTTCTTTGTAATAGTATTGCTTGACTTCTTCTCTTGATTTGTTTCTGAATTGATAGAGCGCTTGGAGTTGGTTGATTCTTGTTTCATCTGTATAGTTCTTTTGGTTAAATCCTTTTATATTATTACCGCCATGAAACCTACATAAATATTTACCATTGGCAGTTGGGTATCCTTTTGCTTGGCATGGTCTTTTACTTCTTCTTGTCAGACTTTGACAAAAAACTTTTCGTTGCTGAAATCCTGCCATGTTTATCCTTGTTTTCTGCTACCTTATTCTTGTAAAAATAGTTTGTCTTTTTCCGGACAGTATCTATTGCCTTTTTTATAACATCTTTTGGCACATAATTCACTTGTTCTTGGTCCTTTATTTGAAGAGCCTGCTTACATAGATAAGGGTTATCATTATCCTTGATAGCAGCATTGAGTTCTTGAACTGTAAACTTAGACGCTAGCTTTGTTAAGATTGTCTCTTTATCGCTACCACTTTCTGCCAGACCTTTTATATAGTTATTAATGTTAGTTCCTTTAATGATAGTTCTTCTAATATTAGTCTGTGAGACACATGACATGTGTCCTGCAGACACATCATAGTTTCTTGTAGACACAACTAAGTCTTTATTAATGATATATAATGTTGTAGACTTCTGGCGTTTTTTTGTAATAATTCTTGATCTCTCTAACAATTCAGTGGTCCTAAATATAGTGCTTCGACTAAGACCTGTCATATTAGAAAGGGTGGCTTGGCGTGGATAACAAGTCAGCGTTTTAGAATTAGCGAACTTTAGCAAACAAATGAACACCAAATAGCAGTAAGCTCGGTGTTTGTTTGGAATGGTTCTAAACTGTGGACTATCAAATAGCGAGAACTTAACCCTTATATGAGGCTCATACTTCTGTTGCATTTTTGCAACACCCCCTATGTTCCTTATGTAGCTCATATAAATAAGCCAACCACTGGTCTGAAGTCATCTCATATATCTCACTCACAGGCTCTGTAATGCGCTTGATCCTAAATTTCATATCAACCCCCATAGGAGTATAGAAAACTAAAAATCCGGGTACTCTAAGAGCTTCTGCGACCCTCTTTGTAAGCGTTGTAGCTTTCCATTTCTGTCCTTTGTCATAGCAAGTCTCTTTTACAGCTAAAGGCTCGTAACAATGAGGACAAACTTCAATGAAATCTATATCAATGCCAGCCAAATCTGGATGTTGTCTGTGCCAATCGTTATATTTACCATTGCTAAATGCGTAGGTCCAGCGTGCCATAAGTTATTTGTTTTTTATTACTAATATCTCGTTGTCTTTTTCTTCAATCATTCTTTCGTAGTCTAATAATCTATTTGATAATCTTTCAATGTGCTTCTTGTGTCGTTTAAGTTCTTCCCTACATTTCTTTAGCTCATCCGGACACCCTATCTCATCAAATATTTTATCGTTTGTCATTCTGGTAAATCCACATGGTGATCTTTAATTTTATCATACTCTCTTGGTGATAATTCTGGATTTAATTTTTCACAAAAAGCTAATATTAAAGTTCTCATTTCAGAGTTACTTAAAATATCATACCCTGCCATTTGAAAAACTAGATGATACTCTTCTGGAGTAAAATTAATCTCATCAAGATCATTTATTTTTTTTCTAATTTTATCAAACTCTTTCATATTAGACTCCACACATTCCCTCACATTCATTGTTAAATAAATCTATTTGCTTATCTGTTTCTTTCTTATCGAACTCAACTTCATCCAAAGGCTTACATGATCTATGCACAAATATTTGTTCATCTTCCTTTCTTGTAATGGTTCTTACTTTCTTATCAAAGTCTACAGCAATAGCAAACTCACTTGGTCTTTCTGTTTTCATAAAGTGCCAATAAGAATCGTTATGATATGGACATACAATACAAGCTGATTTTTCTGGTAAAGGTATATCATTATCTTTTAAATATTTAATACAATCTTGTCTTGACATATTTGCTTCAATTAATGGATGCCTATTAGAAATATATTTATCTCTTGCAGGTTTCATTCTACCTACTTCATCAGTAGATATACCAATCCATTGCTCAACATATTTATCTTTAGGAAATCTTTTTCTATATCCAACATTACATAATTCTCTTATCTTTTTTTTAATTACTTGTATTTTGTAATCATTTGTACATTGTCTCATAACCATACCTTTCTTGCCTGTAATTTTATTTTGCGTAAAATATGGTGCTACAACAAAGTTAGATTTACCTTTCGCATCTAACATATCTTGCATGATGTTACCTTTGGAAACAATGTGAACTGGATAAGGTAAAATTTTTTTTAGTAATTCTAAATAAGCATAAACCATCTTTGGTTCATTGCCTGTATCTGCAAATATAGCACAATCAACAGGTGGCAAATCACCTTTAGCTGCCATAATAGCCATTGTAGAACTTTGTACTCCTGCACCTAAACTTATAACTGTTAATGTTTTACTTCTATCTTTATCAATCATTTCAATACTTCTATCTTTTTAACTACTGATCTTGGATATACTGTAGTGTTACCAACTGTGAGTGAACCATCATCATCGAAGCTATGCGATGCGAAAATGATAACTTTCTTAGGATCTTTATGTAACAAGTAGCCGGTATCTTCACACCAACTAAATGTTTGGTCCTTTGCTTTATCAAGCGTCATCCACTCAGAATTACTAACAATATCCTGCCAATACAAACGCACTCGTTTATATTTAAACTTCTTCTCTTTGCCAGTATTCTTCATAGAAATCATTAGGTTGTACTTTTTTATTTGTTGCCTTAAATATTTTTAACATTACTTTTGGGTGTGGTATCCTTTCACCTTTAGCGTAGCGTTGAACATTGGTGGCAGGATTTATATTAATGATGCCAAATTTATTGGCTGCCTGAGAATAACTTAATTTATTCTCTTTGATCCAATCTGATAATTTCATAAAGTCCTTTCGTAAAATTTGCTGATACCATAAAGGTTAAGTTTTGCAAGTAAAAAAAATAAAAATATTTAGTAGACATAATGGTATAAAAGTGTATAAAGAAAGAAACAACTATGAAAGAATACTTTCAAACTTTTAATGGCGGTAAAGGATTAGACCATTGGTCGCCTACCTCTTCTCAAAACTTTACAAGGTTTTTAATTAACTATTCTTTACCGCAAGAAGTTAGAAGATCATTTAAGATAAGATACAAAGCACCCTTTGGTAATCTAACAAACAACACAGCTCAAAGATTAAAATGCGAGATACTTTATGAGGGTGATAAAAAAATTAAATTAGCAAACAAAGATTATGATGATGTGTTCAATCAAGAACTTGCAAGCATAAATAAAAACAGCGATCCAGTGGATGAGAAAGATAAGCTCGCAAGAGAAATTATGATTGAAGCTGCGCACCAAACCATACAAAATATATTTAAAGTATTAAAAGAAATATTTGGTAACGATAAGTTAGTGGCTGAAAGATATGTAGCTGCCAAGCATCAAGAAATGATACACGATATTATAGGTCGTATAGATTATGAAAGTAACAATGCAATCGGTGAAGCTAAAACTAAACCACCAAGTTTAAGAAAAAGAAAGGGTAAAGAAGAATACTATTTAACGACAACTAATTTACCTTTTGAACCTGATCCAATCCATGCAAGTCAAGTATCTTTTTACTTTCACTGTACTAAAAGAAAACCATTTTTATTTTATGTGAATGAAAAAGATTATGTCATCTTTGATGACAGCCATGAGAAATTATCAAAGGATTATTTAGAAGATCAATATAATCTTATGACCCAAAAATTATTATCATGGGAACAACTAATTATATTCTGTAAAGGGGATCTAAATAAACTATCACACTTTGCAGAACCACCAGAATTAAATCATCCTTTTTATTATAGGGATTTAATACAACAACAAAAAGATAACATAAAAAAACTATGGAGATTAAACGCATGAAAAACATATATCAAAAATTACACCAAGCATGTTTAAATGCAGGTGGCGTAAAGAAAGGGGAGAAAGTAAAAGGTATGCACTTCAATCCTTTGCTGCACGATGCAGTACAAGAAGTTGCAACGCAAGCATTACTAGATCAAGGATTGTATCCAACATGCAGCTACAAAACAGATACGCATGAAACATTTGTTATGGTTACTTGTTACATGACCATACATGATGTTGATAATGTAGAAGATAAGATAGAAGTAAATGGTTGTAGCGCAATGGGTGGATTGGATAAGTTTGGCACTGGTCAAGCTATGTCATATTCCAGAAAGTATGCTTTCTTAAATCTATTAAATTTAAAAACAGGAATACAAGACGATGATGGTTACACAGCAAAGCCATTTGAAGAAGTAAAAAAAATTCCAGTAAGCAATGGAAAGAAGAATATTAAGCTCGACATGGAGCTTGATATGGGTCTGATAAAAGATGACATTGAAAAAATCAATGACATATATGCTCTGAGAAATTGGAAAAAACAAAACTCAGATTTATTTGACTCTAATAATAAGTCTATACGAGAATATAGAAAGATAACTGATATGTATGAAACTCGTGAGACAAAACTAAACCAAGGAGTAATAACAAATGGCTGATGATATATATATTAAGCTAGTAAGAAACAATAAGAAGAGCGCACCGGAACAACCAGATTGGGTTGGTCCACCAAACGAGGAATCTCCACCGGATAAGGATTGGAGAATTGGTGTCAAGATAGGAGACACTTGGCACAACCAAGCCGGATGGGATGATGAGAATGGTATGATTACCATTAGACTTAGAGCAAACGATAGGTCTAAGTCAGGATCATCTGGTGGTGGGACACCAAGTTTTGCACCCAAAAAGGATTATGCAAAACAGGGTTCTTATGGTAGAAGATATTAGGTATTAATTATTTATAGATACCTTTCGATGAGGTAGGGTTTTTATCAGGCTTCCCTTTCAGCCATCTTTAGTTGTTTTCCCTGCCTCATCCCCTAACTATGACGACAATAGATTTATCAGATAAGATTTTAAAAAAGATCATGGAAGATCGGCAAGAGGATTATGGCGACTTTAAGGAAAACTTTAGGCTAATCTCTGTCATATTCAATGTTATACTGCACGACAAATTAAAAGATGATATAGAACCATACCAAGTAGGTCAGCTTATGATGGGTTTAAAATTATATAGAGCAACAAGAAAATACAAAGCAGATAACTATGATGACCTTGAGATATACTCAAAAATGGCTAAAGAACTACATAAATTAAGTATAGACAAAAAGGATTAAATGACTAAATATATACGAATTAAATCTGGCGAGGCAAGTTTTGTACTGGTCGAAAGATTTGATGATGTGAAGAAAGCTGCAGACCCCAACGCACAGGGTGAGTATGTAGAATGTAAAATCGAAAATTTAAAATTAGATTTTACAAAAGTAAAAAAGGAGAAGGATGAAGAGCAACAGCAAAGTTCGTCAATACGACAAGCTGAAGAAGGAGTTTAAACTGATCCTAAAGCATGAAGAAAATGGTCAGTGTTTAGAAAGTTATTTGGCTTTCAAAAGAATTCCAAAACACTTTAGCAAGATTGTAAAGATAGAAAACGCAGAAGCTAAAAGAGCTAACTCTTAAAAGTTAGTTCAAATTAAAAAAAACAAAGAAAGGCTGTAGGGGATTAATGACTTCAAAGCAAAGACAAATCTTCAAAGAGATTAGATTAGCTATGAAAGCTAGTCAATATTCTAACTTATCTAAGAGAGAAAAAATAATTTATAAAAATGCTTTTAAGAATGGTTATAAATTAGCGCACAATCATATTAAAAAAAGAAAGGATTACAAGCCAAGAAAAATTATCAACTATCAGTTTGGCAAGGTAAGTCAGCAGATCGTAGACTCTGTAATTAATAGAGTGTGTATTAAATATGAAGTACATAAAAAAACTTTATTGGGTAAATGCAGAACTCAAGATGTAGTTCGTGCAAGGAATATCATACACAATATTTTAAATGATAAATATAATATGAACCTAACAAATATTGGTAGGTACTTTGGACAGGACCACACTACAGTATTACACTCAATTCAAATGAAAGCTAACAAGGAAAGATTTTGGAGTCCAGAACAAACTATTTGGAATGAGTATTTAGATTTAATTAAGTAATGCACAAATGCTCTAAATGCAAAAAGGATGCAGTTATTGTAGAGAACAAAATATATTATTGTGCTGTCTGTTATTTAATTATTAAAAGAATAATTGTTTCTTAAATTAAGAAAACTGTCTAAATCTTCTTACCTTTGCAGCAATAGATTTAGGTTGTTTGCTGTGCTGTTTGCCTTTACGTTTAGCTCTTCTCTTTGCAGCAGTAGTTCTTGCATATTCTGAAGCAGATAAACTTTTGATCGCTGCACTTGGAAGATAACGCTCTCCAGTAACCGATGATTTTTTTCCAGATTTTGTTCGCCATTTCTGTTTCCCCCACGCTTTTAAACTTCTTTGTGATTTTGCTAGTGCCATTATCTATACCCGCCACCAGCAGCTTTATATCTTTTAGCTAACAACTGTGCCTTACGAGCAGACCATTTGCCAGCCGCAGTGCCTTGCACATTACTTGCTTTGATCCTTTGAAACAATCTTTTTCTTAGACCCGGCTTAGTATAGTTGCCTGCTTTATTAACTGTACTTTTTCTTTTTGCCATTTTTTTTCTTACTCATTCTAAGTTTTTTAAAGTCAGCAGCTTCTAACTTGTTTGGATTACCTGCAACTCTAGCAATCTTTTTTTGTTTAGCTGAATATTTTTTTCCCGGCATTAGTAACCTTTCGCTTTCTTCATCTTCATACCTTTTTTCTTAGCGTATGCTTTTGCTTTTTTCTTACCAGCTTTTGTGTAGCTGAACTTCTTTTTTCCTACCATTGGCATATTGTTTCTCCTTTTTATAGTTTATGTATTTATCAAAACACAATTCATCTTTACCATTATGACAAAAATATTTGCGCTCTAAATTTATAATCCATCCACCTTCATCACTCAATAGTTCTTTTTCGCACCAATCACAATAACCACAAATGAATGTTTTGTTCTTAGCTTTATTCCAAGTCTTACGCTTCATTAACAATTCCAAGCACGAAGTGCTTTGTTAATTCTACTATTAGGATCTCTTGCTGTTTTAGCTGAAGTAAGTTTCTTCTTCATACCTTTCATCCTTGCGCAGAATGAGGCACGCCTTTTGTTGCCTACCTTTTTACTTGGTGCTTTTAGATTGCCGCCAGTAGCTCTGTTGTAAGCTCTTCTACCTTTAGCATTTAATCCACCTTTAGGATTCTTTCCTGCTTTTCTCTGCCATAGTGGTGTCTTTGCCATAATTTATTCTACTATTTTTTTAATTGATTTACTACCATCTATATTATCTTCTAAGATAGCTTGTACCTTTCCGCATTTGTATTCAATAGTTTCATTAGCACTTCTCTCAGCCTCACGCTTACCTTTAAGGCAGTCCGACATCTTCTCCTGTATTCTATGCTCTTTCAATTCACCTGCAATAAACATGCAAAGAGCTACCACTGTGTTAATGACCTGTTCCATTTGTATACTTCATCTCTCTGTTAGAATCTTTTAACCCTTCTATATCATTTAATGCTTTTTGTAATTGTTTTTCAATATGCTGCAACATAACTTGGTTGTGAATATTTTTATCTAATAGTTCTTGATGCTTCTCTACAGTTTCGTAAATATCTTCCAATAATAAAAATTGTTCTTTATCTACTGTAGTTTGTTCACTCTTCTTTAATAAATCTGCTGTCATTAGTTCTCTTGATGTTTCAAGTGAAGTTAGTCTGGCAGTAATCTCTGTGTAGGCAAAGATACCCATAGCAACACCAACAATAATACCAACCATATTTTTAATTGGCATAGCAACAGATGTATTCTCACTTATCTTCATCTATATCATCCAAAAATTCTGGATCATGCTCATCTTTTTTTCTCTTCTCGTCTTTAAAAAACATGTCATCAATCCAACTGGTCCAACTATCAATCCAATCTAAAAATTTATAAATTAATTTATCTATCACATTCCACCTCTGTTCTTAGCTTTCCATGATCTTTTCTTATGCTTGTTCATACTACTCATTTTTGGTCGTCTGCCAATGCTAGTTTTTTTTGCTATTCTGACGTGTTCTAGCTTTTCGAGATTGAACTTTTTTTTTGCCATAACCTTGTTGCGATAAGTGTTTTACCTTTTTGCTGTATTGTTGTACGAATATTTTTTTAACCATATCTCTTTCTGTGTTAAGTTTGTTTCGTCTTTTTTTTGTTTAGTTCTATGATTGATTTCTGATTGGCTCATAGTTTCAACTAAAGCATATCTATATATTTTTTCTGTGCCATCATTCCATTGAAAGTGCAATAGATATTTAGGTTCATTGTAGTTCTTAACCATACCTATATCGAAAGCTGATAGTGTCATTTCTTCTTTATCTTGTTCATTGTGGTTACACCAAATGATGCTCCAACAATAGTTAAAATTATATACCAAAACATAGGATCAGCTTTACCTAGCGCATCCCAAGCTCTATCACACCAAGGTTGTGTCCAAGGTAGGAAATGTAAACCAAAAATTAAAGTATAAAAGACGACTAAATATTCATCCTTCCATGAGGTTTCTTGTTGTCTAACTTGTTCTAATTGTACACCAACTTTAGCAACATCAAGTTTAGATGCAGCTTCTATTTCTTTTGCTTTTATAATTTTATCTTTCTCTAGTTTGTGCGTGATTGCGCCAACAGTTTTCTCTGCAATAATTTTTACAAAAGGATTTTTTAATAAACCTAAGAATTGAATCATCCTGCTACCTTACCATCTTTCCACTTCATTTCCGGCAAGCCATTAGTATACTTCTTACCATCATAAGTTAATACTTGTTTTCTATTCGATCCTTTTTCGTTGTAACTAACATGAACCCAACCACCTGCAGGGTCATCAGGATTATAAAACTCAAGGATGAGCTGGTCAAAGTCTACGTTGTTTTGTAACCAGTATGCTATTTGAATATTAGGTATGCCGGCAATCTCAAAATCCACTGCCTGACCTTTAGCATGCTGCGAAGTTTTTTTAGATCCTATTGCTTCACATAGTTCTTCTGATCTATAACCAGAGGTTACAGTTATTGGTTTGTCAAACTTAGCTCTTGCTGGTTCTAATATTTCATAGCAAACATTTTCAAGGTTTTTAATATCACCAGATCCCGGTGTATTGTCTATACCTTTACGAGTTGCGGTCATTGACTTTGTAAATTCTTCTAGTTTAAAATGTTTAGATAGTTGCATAAATAATTTTTACCTTTAGTTTCTTTTGTTCCTTAGTTGCATGCCTACGAATAAGACTTCCTGTACTATTTCTTTTATATCCATCTTTGGGGACATAATCTTTCTTTCTATAATTTTTACTTTTGACATCATACGCAGTATACTCACCTGTAGTCATATTTAAAGTCACAATATCTACTGGTCCAAGTCCTCCAAGGGGTGTAAATACAAGTATATTGGGGTCTTTGGCAAAGTTAAGTTGTGCTGAAAGCTCATTGATAAGTCCGGCAACTGCTTTCTTACGTCTAGCCATTCCATTTAAAAAAACCAACAATAGCTGCAATTAGACCTGCTAAAAATATTAATAAATTTACAGCTCCCTTTCCTTTGTTCATGTCTTGTCTTAGTTCTTTTATATCTTTACGCATCTCATCTATTGCTTTGAATAATGTTTTCATTCTTTCAGCACAGATAGCTTCATGCTTAGATATTCTATGACCTAGGGATGCTTGTACCAATTCATCTGTTTTCTTTTTTCTAGGCATTTGTAGTTATATCCTTACATAAAAATCTGATTGCAAGTTTCTCATCTTCCAATCTATCTGAGTATAAAGTTTTAAGTGTGTTGTGAGCTGAGATATATCCTTGCATAATGCAATCAGAATATTTATTAAATTCTAAAGGCATTACATGACTGTCTGTACAATGCGGTTTGTTTACATCTAAGAAACTACATACATACAGTATCAGTACATATTTCATTATTCTTTAGGATTATCAGCTTTGACTTGTGCTATGTGGTCTTTCCAAGTAGTAGTGCCATTTACATTATCCCAATACATCATGTCTAATTGGTCTGTGATTGATTTGTATTGTTCGGCTCTATCTCTTTGATATTGTTTAGCATCATAGTCAGCTTGTAGTTCAGTTTGCTTTGCTGAAACTTCAGACCAAGTAAATGTTTGTGTATCAGAAAAAATAGCTGAACCATTTTCATCTGCACCAGAAACATATTTAACTTGTGCTTGATATTCAGCTTCGTTAGTTGGCGTACCATTAATAACGAATTGAGCATTACTGTCTAATGCTTGGATTGCTTGTGCTATATCTACCATATTTATTTACCTCCTAAATTTTATCCTACTATTTCGTATGCTGTTAATGTTGGATAACCTCTATCACCAGCTGAAAATTGTACTGTTGCCGCAGTATCATCATTTTTAAAATAAACTTCATAAGTTATACTTGATGTAGAACTTGGAGTGTCTAATACACTTATAGAATGAGGTACTATTGTCCATGAACCACCTGGTGATGAAAATCTTGAAAGTCCATGAGTGCTATCTCCAATATTTGTGCTATCTCTATAAATTGTAACTTTTTGAGAAACTGATGCAGTTGTGGTATTATACATAGCACCACCTTGTAAACTTAAAAATATTTTATTTGATGTTGAACTAGGTGTTATCGAAACACTTAAACCAGTTGCTACAAAAGATGTTGATGAAGTGTTGACAGCAGTTAAATTAAGAAAAGCAGATTTTACTTGGATAACATTTCCAGTAGGTAAAGCTAATTTATTTAAAGTTATAAGTGCCATAATTAATTTCTCCTATCCAGCTATTTCCATTGCAGTTAATATTGTTGGTGCATCATGACCAGTATCTACACCTCTCCTACCTATATAATGTGTATCACTATTAATAGACCATGCTAATTTATATGTAATTTGACTTGTAGTTGATGGACTATCTAAAAAACTCATTGAAACAGGATGTAAATGGTAAGTAGCATTTGTTCCAGTAAATACAGGATTGTGAAGTGCATTTACTCCAGATGGAGTTAAATCTGTTGTATCTCTTAAAAAAGTAAATTTGTGATTTCTTCTATTATCTGTGTTTATACCAACAGAAAAATCAGAATGAAGATAAATTTTATTCGAAGTAGAACTAGGAGTAATATTTAATTCAACTCCAGTTGAAACAATGCTTGTAGAATTAGATGACCTGTTTGTTGTATCAACTGTTTGAACAACTTGCAAAACTTTACCAAAGTTACCATCTGTTTTTGCTAAAGTAACAGCACCATTTGCTAACTGTGATGTTCCAACTGAACCAGCACTAGGAGTTTGTAAAGTAATTCCTCTTTCAGCAATAATAAAGTCTATGCTATCAGATGAAGTTAAAGCACTAGCAAAAGTAAGCGTTGAGCCAGAAACAGTATAAGAACTTATTGGTGCTTGAATAACACCATTTAAAGATACAGTTAAACTTTCAGCACTACTTGGTACAAAATTAACTGAATTTAATTGTAAGGTATAACTAGCAGTAGCACTAGCAGTTAAGCTATCAAGCACTACTCTATCTGATAAGTTTTCAATTCCTCTTCCAAGATAAGCCATTACTCACCACCTCCATTATCAATAACAGTTCCACCATCTGCTATCCATTGTTGTATTTCTTGGTAATCTGTGTTTGCTTCATCTAGTGGTACATAAAAAATTGAACCATCTTTTTCCACTTTGTAACAATCAAATATATTTGTTATTGGATGATATGTTTTTTCTACTGTATTAATCATAATTATAATTCCGCATCTCCTATAATATAGGCATCACTTCCTCCAACATATTCCATTTGATTAGCACTTATAGATGGTCCACTTAAATAAAAAGCAGTAGTTCTTAAACCACCAAATCCAGGTGTTCCAGTATAACCAGCACTACTGACAAATGTTCCGCTTGTACTTGCAGTTGGATTTGCTCTCATTTCTGTTGGAAAATAAAAATCAGCTAAACTTGGTCCTGATGTATGATTATATCTTCCACAATTAAAAAATGTTAATAGTTGTTTAAAATAATACCTCTGACATCTCTTTAAATTCACATCAACAGGCAAAAACTCAAAATCAGATGCAGTTGTTCCAGCTTCTAATTGTACTCCTGTAATGTAAAATTCATTTGATGTGCTATCTGCAAGGTTGACTTGACCTACGGCTCTGTTTGCATTTGTTGCAGAGTTCCAAGAAGTATTTAAAGTTCCAGATGTAAAATCACTTCCAGCACCTAAAAACCAGCCAACAATTAAACTTAAATTATTATCATTATCAAAAGCACCAGATGTATCTCCATCAATAGTTATAG